ATCTAAAGAACAAGCTTTAAAACTACCTCAAATAGAAAAACCAGGTTTTGATTATGAAATGGATCAAGACATGTCCTATCCAGGAGGTGAAAGAGGTAGAGATTATGATGAAGAGGGAACTAAAAAAAGTATGACAAAAAAAATATCTAAATTGCCAAAAAAAAAGGTATAATAAATAAATAAATCATGATAATAAATACAAGCTCATATACTAGCGCAATACCGGTAGCTCCTAGTGACACTATAAATATTCCGGGACCTAGAGTAAGAGTTAGTGCAGCTTCTACAGCTACAACGCCAGATGGTACTCCTAATCAATTAATCGATGCCAACGCTAACTTTGTAACTACTTACAATGCTGATGGATCAATTCTTAACGAAGGTGTTTCAAGAGGTATGGTAGTTTACAATATGTTTGCTACAATTGCTTCTAGTACTAATTCACCTTTAGTAGCTACTATAGTTGAAGTTGTGAACAACACTACGTTATTACTTTCTGCAAATATATTTCCTTTTGCTGGAGGTACAGCTGTATCAGCGTATAAAATATACGATGGAAATGACATAGCTTCTCCAGGAGCACAGATATATGTTGGAACTGCAGGTAACTTGTATGTAGAAACTATTGATGGAGATTTAGTATTTATTGAAGATGTACCAGTTGGTGAAGTACTACCAGTTGTTGTACAAAAAGTATTAGTTGGTGCTGCTGCTGCTGGTGGCCAACCAAACACGCTTACTACAGCAGGAAAATTAACAGCATTCATATAACATTAAACAAAATAAAAAAATGGGACACGCAATACACAAACACATGTCATCTGGTCAACGTTACGATGACAAACAAGCTTACAACAAACATCTTTCTGATTCAGCAAGATTACATTATTTAGAAAATGAAGAGCATGACAAAGGCATGTCAAGATATGGTTCAGACTATGGAGACTCAGCTGCAGAATTTAACAAAGGTTTGAGAGACGCTTCTGCTAAAGGAAAATTAGATTCTAACCCTAAATTTAAAGCAATGGTTGACGCTGCTCCTTCAAGAAAATCATCACCAGCTAACAATATTACATATGGTGATAAGTCAGGACCAACTGGTTATATAGGAGAAGAAAGAAAAGATCTTATGAAATACAACGCTGTAGATGATAAAGCTGGTATGTCAAGAAAAAATTGCAAATACAAAAAATAATAAATGGCATTTAAACTTAAACCACCATTTAAATTAAGCAGTTCTCCTATATATGAAAGAGAGCTAGAAGAAGGTTGTTTAGGTAAAGGCAACAAAAACGGTACAATACTAATATCTCCTGGTCTTCATAAAAAAGCAGAAGAAAGTGTTATAGAGCATGAAGAAATACATATAGAGCAAGTTAAACGCGGTGATTTAGATTACGATGATGACAATGTGTATTGGAAAGGTAAAACTTACCCTCGTTCTAAAATGAAAGAAGGTGATCCTAATTTACCTTGGGAAAAAGAAGCGTACAACAGGACAGACGATTACAATACATTATAATTATGGGATTTAAACAAAAAAGTATTTTCACAAAAAGCGGGTTATCAAGAAGATCTTCCAGCCCACTAAACAACTTAGAAGGAGCAGCTGATTTAGCTAATTTAGATTATAAAGATACTAGTTATACTACAGATTTAAGCGGTAAAAAAATAGCTTTAGAAGGAGAAGCTATAATACCTGGCAAAGAAGTAGAAAGACAAGCAACTACTCCAGAAGAAATTGAAGCTTGGAAAAATGCTTCAGAGGAAAGTAAAGATAAATATAGAGACCAAAAGGTGGTTAGAGAAAGAGATTATACTGCAGGTTTATTAGAGAAATACGGTAGATACTACAAGGAAGATCAAAAAGGTAGAAAGCACGTTGTACATCCAATAGAGTCAGGAGAATATTTAAGTATAGCTGAAGCAAAAAAACATTTTGGAGGGGAAAATACACCAGGTTACGCAAAATGGTTTAAAACTCATCCGACAGCAGGTTGGGCTACAGCTAAACCAGGTTATGGATTTGAAACGGATTACGAACCAGAATTTAAATCTAACCAAAGACTAAGTGATTACGCTTATAGAATAGATGAGTAAAAAAAAATTTAATCAAACTAAAGTCGGTCAGTTTTTAAGTAAAGCTGCACCAGGTATTTTAGATTTAGCTGGTGATGTTTTGCCAGACGCTGGTGTATTTGGTCTTGTTAAAAACTTAATACACAAAGACCCTGTGTTACCTGCAGAAGATAAAGAAAAAGCATTAAAACTATTAGAGCAAGATATGATAGAAATGCAAGAAATAACTAAACGTTGGGAAAGCGATATGAAAAGTGATTCATACCTTTCTAAAAATACACGTCCAATGACGTTAATATTTTTAACAATATCTTTAGTTATTTTTATTTTATTAGATGGTTTTGATATTAACTTTTCTATAGATGGAAGTTGGGTAGATTTATTAAAATCTTTACTAATAACAGTATATGTAGCGTATTTTGGTTCACGAGGAGCGGAAAAATTTAAAAGTATAAGTAATAATAAGTAATAAGTAACACAATTAATAATTAATTAAAATTCAATCAAATGAGTAAAGATTCAAAAATTACAGAAAAAGAGTTAGAAACAATCAAAGAACAACAACAAAAAATTCAAACAGTTGTTTATGATTTAGGAGCTTTAGAAGCTAAGAAACGGGCAAGTTAACATTAACTTACAAGACGGATCTTATGAGGAAATTGTAGAAGAAGTATCTACTGAAGAAGCATAGTAAATATGGACTCTATTATAAGAAAGATAAGTATAGGTGCAGACTATAAAAACGAAGCTATGCATTACTCTGTTGGTCAATCAGTTTATGGTGGTCATACGATTAATAATATAACTTTAGACGAATCTGACAATTCTTATAATATATATATTAAAAAAAATCAAGAGGTTATGCCATGGAAAAAATTTAATTCTAACATGGCTATATCTGTTGAGTACGATTTAGAGTATTAATGAATAGTATATATGACTTTATTATAACTCCAAAAAACAAGAGATATAATAATGAAAAAAAAGTTGGTGACAAAACCTTGATAGTTAACACTAACATCGAAGATCACAAGCTCGTGAGTAAAGAAGCTGTTGTGGTTTCAGTGCCATTAGCGTTTAAAACTGTTTTAAAAGTTGGAGATGAAATAATGGTGCACCATAACATATTTAGAAGATGGTATGATGTAAGAGGCGTTGATAGAAACAGTGGTCAGTATTTTAAAGAAGATTTATATTTTTGCAAACCAGATCAATTGTATTTATACAAAAAAAATAACAAATGGTTACCTATAGGTCAAAGATGTTTTGTGATGCCAATAAAAAACACTAACAATTTAACGGTTGATGTTGAGCAAAAACATATTGGAATACTAAAAATAGGTAATAGTTCGTTAGAAGCGCTAGGAATTAACGAGGGAGATCTTGTAGGTTATAGAGCTAATAGAGAATGGGAATTTATTGTAGAAGAGCAACGTCTTTATTGTATGAAATCAAATGATATTGTAATTAAATATGAATATAAAGGAAACGAAGAAGAGTATAATCCAAGCTGGACAAGTAGCAGTTGAAGAACTTATAAAAGTTGCTAAAGAAGCAATCGTCGATTCTGACGATGATATATCAGCTGACAGACTTAAAAACGCTGCTGCTACAAAAAAGCTAGCTATATTTGACGCTTTTGAAATACTATCACGTATTGAAGAAGAAAAAAATATGCTAGAAGAAAAACCTAAAGAAATTAAAAAAGAAACTACATTTCGTGGTTTCGCTGAAGGAAGATCTAAATAATGTACAAGCAAGATTTATATAAAATATTACCTGATTATATTAAACCTAAAATTCTTAAACGAATGAATAGGTATAATAAATGGAAGTATGGATATAACGAAGACCACGATATGGTTGTTATATCTAAGACTGGTAAAATCGGAGATATATATGAAATACAAAATCTAAAAATAGCATTACCTAAAGCTGAAAATGTACATAAGTTTAAAGAAAACAAATGGACTAGGTTTGATTACCCTAAAGTATTAAGTAAAATAAAAACAGTATTCGACTGGAGAGAATATCCAGAAGATTTTAAAGAAAAATGGTATGAGTATATTAATGAAGAGTTTAAACGCCGTGAAGAAGGTTTCTGGTATGTTAACAAAGATAAGCCTACTTATCTTACTGGCTCTCATTACATGTACCTGCAGTGGAGTAAGATTGATGTTGGGCAACCAGACTTTAGAGAGGCCAACCGTCTCTTTTTCATATTCTGGGCCGCAGTACACGCCGACGCACGGTGCTATGGTATGTGCTATCTCAAGAATAGACGTTCAGGCTTTTCGTTTATGGCATCCGGAGTTACGGTGGATATGGCGACCATATCAAGCG